AAAAGGAGGTAACAGTGGCATTTGAACCCGATGACGAGAACCCCGGCCCGGTGCGCCCCATCCGCCAAGACAGTGCGCACCCAAGCCGGAGTCTCGCTCCGATCGCTGAAGAAGACGTTAACCAACTACCGGAGAAAGCAATGTTAACACAGATGGCTCGCCGTCATTTCGGCCTGTTTCGTGACCCCTTCCAGGATGATGTCCAGGGTGCCGAGGATGTCTTCCTTGCCCCTGATCAGCGCTACATCCGAGAGCATATGTTCAGCACCGCCAAGCACGGGGGCTTCCTCGCCATCATTGGGGAGTCGGGCGCTGGTAAGAGTGTGCTGCGCCGGGACCTGATCGACCGCATCCAGCGCGAGGAGCACCCGATCACGCCTATCTTTCCCCGCACCATCGACAAGGAACGGCTGACCGCGAGCGCGGTCTGCGATGCCATCATTGAGGACATCTCCCAGGAGCGCCCCAAGCGTTCCCTGGAAGCCAAGGCGCGCCAGATCGAAAAGCTGCTGACCGGCTCCAGCCGGGGCGGTAACAGCCATGTGCTGATTATTGAGGAGGCGCACGACCTGACCATCCCGACGCTGAAGTACCTCAAGCGCTTCTGGGAGCTGGAAGATGGTTTCAGTCGCCTGATTTCCATCATCCTGATCGGTCAGCCCGAGCTTCGCGGCACCCTGGATGAGCGCCGTAACTGGCAGGCCCGCGAGGTGATCCGGCGGATTGAGATTGCCGATCTCGCCCCGCTGGACGCTCACCTGGAGGGCTATCTGGGGATGAAGTTCAAGCGCTTGGGCAAAGAGGTGGGCGATGTATTCGACGCTGATGTTTACGACGCCATGCGCGAACGTCTGACTCTGCGAAGCCGCAGCAGCCAGAACGCTGTCTCGATGCTCTATCCACTGGTTATCAACAACTTCACCGTCAAGTGTATGAACCTGGCCGCCGAGCTGGGTCAGCGCAAAGTCAACGCCGATGTGGTCAAGGGGGCCTGAGTCGTCACTATGTATACTGAACAATATCTAGAGCACTACGCGGACCGGTTTGTGGAACTGGACCTTTACAGGCACGGCGTCACCTTGGAGCGGTATCTCATAGATCCTGCGGGTTGCGAATTTGCTGTGTTTGAGCTGAGGCCAATATTCGTGCTGATGCCGAGCGTGCGAGCTCGGAAACGGAGGCAGCGGGGCTGAATACCTCGGTATCGCGCCGCCACATGTGTGGCACCGTTACGCAGAAAGGCGAAGGATTGAGCCAGCTTTGCAAGGAGCTTCAGACGGCCAATTCGTAAAGGCTCTGAGAGCGCCTCTGAGGCCCCAAAGTTTTCAGGGGCCTCATGGTTCAGCTCAAAATTCATAAACACGTCAGCGAGCCGTTAAACATCTTTTGAACGAGGTTGCCGGGCGCTCTGGCAGGGAAAAGACGACTACCACAAGAAAAGCGGAAAATTGGCCTGAATTCGGATGGCGACCCAGGCTCAAGCGGGCCGGAGCTTGCCCCCTTAATGGACTGCACTCGGGCAGCTGGTATCGCCTCTAAGATTATGGCACCTTCATACACTCATGGGCATCATGCAGTAACGTTCCGGCACAGCCGGAACGGTTTATCTCTCCAGGCCGGCGCCGGAACCCGGTGCCCGGCCTTCACCTCCTCTCCCTCTGAATCAACGCTTTCCTTCTGCCTCTGCTGAAGGGCTTCACGCTCTTCGGCTTTGCTGTTCGTGGTTTTCTAGCTGAAGGCTTTCAGGAGGAGGACCGCTATGCAGCCACCACTAGCACAGAACACTAACGACGACCTCATGACGGCATACCGTGAAGGGCTCTTCTCCGATGAGGAGCTTCTGGCGGCAGCGGGTGCGGATTTCAGGGCCTTGGTTGAGCGGTCGCCGGCGACCGCAATTCGCCTGGCTGATTCGCTTAGCGGGGTGCGCCTTTATGTCCCGGCCCGCCTGACCGACGAGAGTCGGCTGAAACAGGCTGTCAACGAATCTGAAGCCCAGACGGTTATCAGCCTTTACCGAACGGACACGTTGCATATTCCGCGCTTCGTGTCTCTTCGGTCGGCCATTCGGCGCCGAAAGATCACGGCCCTGCATGATGATGGCTGGAGCCCGCCCCAGTTGGCCCTGCACTTCCAGCTTACCGAACGCCAGATCTATTCAATTCTGCGTCGTTGTCGACTGGAGGCGGCCGCTGGGTCGCGCCTGGAAGACCGTCAGTCAGATCGAGTCGAGCAAACCACGCCCACCAGGGCGATAAACCCAAAGTAAGGAGATTTCAAGGTGACCATGAACCTTAATCAAGCGCGGGTCATTGACCCAGTATTAACCGACGTCGTTCAAGGCTATAGCCATCCGGAGCGAATCGGGCACGTGCTCTTTCCGCGTGTGCCCGTTCTGGCTCGCGGCGGGCAAGTCATCGAGTTTGGCAGAGAGTCCTTCCGGCGCTACAAAACTCGCCGGTCGCCGGGGGCAAACACCAGGCGATTGCAGTTCGGCTACCAGGGTAAGCCCTTCGTGCTTGTCCAGGACGCCCTGGAGGGATTGGTTCCTCACGAGCATGTCGAGGACGCTCAACAGGTGCCGGGCATTAATCTTGGCACGGGTGCGGTTAATGAAGTGATGGACATCCTGACGCTGGCACTGGAAATCGAGCAGGCCGAACTGGCGACCAACCCCGACAACTATGGGGTCGACAACAAGGTCACGCTTTCCGGTACCGACCAATGGAGTAGTCCAGACTCAGACCCGGCGCTACAGATCCGCGAATATCGCGAGGTCATTCGCGGTCGCATCGGCACGCGACCGAACGTCATGGCGTTGTCGGCTTCCGGCTTCAATGCCCTGGTGGAACACCCGAAGATCGTGGAGCGCTTCAAGTACACATCAAGCGGCTCAGTTACGACCGAGATGCTCGCGCAGCTGTTCAATCTTCGAGAGGTCGCTGTTGGTGAGGCGGTCTATATGGATGAGGGCAACGAGCAGATGAAGGACGTGTGGGGCAACGAGGCGATACTGGCCTACGTCCCTGAGCAAGTGACCTCACGCCGCGCGCCGTCATTCGGCTACACCTACACGCTCGAAGAGCATCCCATGGTTGAGGAGACCTACTTCGAGCGCAACGCTAAGTCCTGGATCTATCCGGTCACCTACGAACGGATGCCGGTTTTGTCCGGTATCGATTCAGGCTTCCTGATTCAGGATCTGGTAGCGGCTGGCTAACGCCTGAGGAGTGACGTTATGGCAAAGCAAGTTATACAGGCGCTGGATCGGTTGGAGTTGGCGGAGTTCAGAAAGCTTTCGGAGCGTGATCTTCGCCACCTCGCCCTGCTGTGTGCACATGGCCGCCAGCAGGCTGAGGCGGAGCTGGCCAGGCGCCGGCCCTCTTTCGGCGAGCGCCGCCGGAGGCGTGATCGTGATGTGGTGAGCTTTGCAGGCGAGCGGAGTCAAGACGCGGTGAGCTTCGCGATGGACCTTCAATCACGACCAGCCAGGTGTCGATAATCAGAGGTGACCATGAATAAAAGAGAGCCTGTTGTTCTCCAGATTGGCAGCCAGCGCCACCAGGGCTGGCAGGAAGTCCGCATTCGCCTGTCCCTGGAACAAATCGCCGACAGCTTCGAGCTGACCCTGACGGAACGCTGGGCTGAACAGGGCGTGTCACGCCCGATAACGCCCGGCGAGGCTTGCACCGTGAGCGTGGGCGATGAGTTGGTGGTAACTGGCTACCTGGACGAGGTTTTGCCGGACTACGACGCAACGAGTCACACCATCGCCGCCAGCGGTCGCAGCAAGGCGGCGGACTTGATCGACTGTAGTGCGGTGCTCAAGCCGTTTAACGGACAAACCCTGGTGAAGATCGCGAACGCGCTTACCGCGCCTTATGACATTGAGGTGATTGACAGGGCCGGAGCCGATAAGCCCTTTCGGGAGTTCGCTATTGAGGAGGGGCAGCCTATTGCCGAGGCGCTGGAGCGTGCCGCACAGATTCGAGGAGCCCGCATCGTAAGTGATGCGCAAGGTCGCCTGGTGATCGTGCATGCCGTACAGCGCGAGATCCAAACGCCGCTGGATCTGGGCCGGAACATCCGCAAGGGGTCCGGAGCGTTCAGTGATCGGGACCGGTTTCACACCTACATCGTTCAGGGCCAGCTGCCAGGCACCGACGACTACTACGGGGAAGATGCGGCAGGGCCCATGGCCGAAGCCAGGGATCCTCGAATCCGGTCTCCTCGAAGCACGCTGATCGTGTGCGATACCCCAGCAGATGCCGCCGATTGCAAGGCGCGGGCAGAGCTGGAGGCCCGGATGCGGTGGGCCAAAGGACGGGGCGTGACCTACACGGTCGGCACCTGGCGGCATGAACAGGGCGTTTGGCGACCGGGGGACCTGGTGCACGTGCGTGATGCGTATTTGGGGCTGGACGACCAGATGCTGATCAGCGACGTGCAGCTAATCGAGAGCAGCCAGGGACGCACCGCTGAGCTGCGTGTATCGCCGCCGGCAGCCTTTGAGCCAGTACCGATCGCTGAGCCTCAAGCCGACAGCAGCAATGGAGTATTGGGTTGGGTGCCCTCGATAAAGGCCCCCACAAACAACTAATGAGGAGTGAGTAATGGAAGGCACTAACAACACCGCGAGCATTGATGAAGTTGGGAGCAGAGAGCGCGTCGAGCATACAGCCGACAGCGTGATCGTGAAGCTGCATGAGCCGATTACCTTTGTTGTCAGCAATGCCGAGGGAGAGCGTACGGTTGAGACGCTGACGTTCCCACGGAAGGTCAAAGGGAAGCACTTGCTGGCAACCGATCAAGCCGAGGGTGAGATGGGTAAGAGCCTGGCGCTGCTTGCAAAGCTCGCGGGTATCCCTCGCCTGGCTGCGCACGAGCTGGATGGACGAGATATTGACCTTTGCATGGAAGCCATTGAGCCATTCCTACCTGGTCATCGGGTGATGGGTGATCGATAAAGTAAGCGCAGGCTGAGGGGAAAGGCTATGAGCAACATGGTTACAAGCGTTGTCATGGAGCTGGTGGACCGGGTGAGCGGCCCGGCTCGACGGCTTCAGCAGTCTCTTTCGGGGATTTCACGGCGGGCGGGCCTTGACCGTCTGACTTCCTCGGCACGTCGCCTCAGCACCTCGATGAGAGGGGTGATCGAGCAGGCGCGTGGTTTGACTCAGCGACTGGCCATCATCGGTGGTGCCGCTGCGGGTGCAGTTTGGGGCATGGAGAGGCTGGTGTCCGGGGTCACGGATGCAGGGACGGCGGTTTTGGAAAGCTCTGAGCGGCTGAGCGTCGGTACTACTTGGCTTCAGGAGTGGCAGAGCGTCGGTCGACAATTTGGGGTTCAAAACGAGGCGTTGGCCGATGGATTGAAAGAGCTGTCTATGCGGGCCGATGAGTTCGTTGTCACGGCGGGCGGACCGGCTGCGGATGCGTTCAAGCGCTTGGGGATCGGCATGGATGACCTGCGCAAAACCGAGGGGCGCACCGAGGCCGTGTTCGACCTGGTGCGAGGTAAGCTTTCAGAGGTGCAAAACGCTGCCGAGCGGCAGCGTATAATGGATGAGGTATTTGGGGGCCAGGGCGGTGAACAGATGGTGGAAATGCTCCAGGCCAGCCGCGAAGAGA